ACTTCACCTGCATACAGCTTGAGAAACAGGTCACGTACGTCACCTGATAGGTTATTTTGGCCTTGGAAGCTTACGCTATAGGCCGGATTTGAAGCAGCTTGTGCCATTTTTAATTACTCCTTAGTGAGTATAATGTGAGTTGATATACACTCTGCATTACACTACATCCTTTCTCCAAGATTGTCCCTCGCAAGGGGTCAGGGGTAATCGTTTGTTATGTTTAGCTTCGTGTTAGGGATGTTATCCCTTCTAGATACACCGTAATGTAACTAGAAGGAAGGGGGAACTCTTATACAATTCCCCCAACCCCATGCAACAATGTTAGAACAGACTAGACTTGGCTAACTTATCAGCAACCTGCTGTCTGTAGGCGGGGTCTTTGTCGTATCTGGGGTCACGCATAGCAGCAGTTAATTCTGCATTGCTTTCAAACTTCCCGCCAGAGGACACAGAACCTGTTTGTCCATTAAGAAGGTTAGGTTCTGCCTCAGAACGATAACGAGCATTAAGACCTTGGATCGCTAACTTAATCATGTTAGTGTCACGCGATCCCATTGTTGAGTTAAACGCATCAATCTCATCAGCAGGTAGCGCATCTGCTGCCCACTGAACTAGTTCTTGATACTGTTCTGCACCACCTACTAGGTTGTACATACTTGACTGGACTTGTTGAGACAGTGCGTTCTGTCCCTCAATCCATGAGTCTACTACAGCCTCTGAGAAGCCAGCTTCTGCTAGTGCATCATAAGCTTCTTGTGTTAAACCACCTAGTTCTTCGTATTCCTGTTGGAAAGCATCAAAGTCTAGGCCATTGGCATCCAATGCATCAGCAATGTCAGACGGTGTAGCATCTGCTACCTGTTCTTCTGTTACTTCTGCACTTGTTTCTTCTTGAGGCTGACCAAGCTTGCTCTCTAATGCAGAGTATGCTTTAGCCATGTCCTCAACTGAATTAAACTTCTCAGGTAGCCACTCAGGACGTTCAGGGTCTTGTTGACTACCTTCTACTTTCGCCAGCATAGCATCAATATGCTCTTGTGACTCAGCAGGTTCTTCTTGATAAGTGTTTACAGCGTCTGCCATGTATTCTCCTAACCTTCTACAGCCCCTTTAGCCAACTGCGGTGCAGCAGACTGTGCCATTTGCATAGCAGCTTGGGCTTCCATCTGTTCTTGTTGCGCTTGTTGTTGCATCATTTGTTCTTGTTGCTTCTGTTCTGGTGACTTAATAAGTCCAGAGGTATCAATACCAAGGGAAGCAGCTAGGCGATCAATGTAATCACCCAAGTTCATCTCACTCTGAATAACTTCTGGCCCCAGCGGTTGAAGATATTGTAAGAAAGATGCTAGTTTATTCAAGTCTTGTCCACGGCCTAGTGCCTCAATGCCTGTTACTACTGTAGGCTTGACACTTTCCTTAGGCATACGTGGCATTTTACCCTGCTTAGTTAATGACTCAAGCAGTAGGTTAATCAATGGTAACTGGAACTCCTGCGATAGAATAGAATACACACCACCAAGGGCTGTCTCTAGTTCTTGTGCCATGAAGCGTACTTCTTCTGCTGTTACACGCTCTGCTGATCGTTGTACAGAGGAGTTAAGTAGGAAGGCAGCACCAAGTCTGTCGTTAATCATACGCATAGTCTCAAGGGCTACACGGAAATCACCACCCTTAGCTACCTGTAGGGTAGACACATCATTACTGTCACCCTGTAGGAATGCACCATTAGGTGCAGCAGCTAGGTCTTTAGTCTTTGTAGTACCATTAGGACGTACAAGGAACAATACCTTTGCTGAAGCTGCGCTGCCCTGTACAATAGCTTTAGTCAAAGCTTCTAGGCTGCGTAGATCACCAATGTATTCCTCAATAAAGCCACGCCCATAGTCTTCACCATCAATACGGATAAACCGTAGAGGAATGAAGGGACTCTGATCTAGTTTAAACTTACCTCTAGACTTCTCAACAGTGATACCAGCTACTTCCTGTACAACTTCGTACTTGTTATCCACACGCTTTAGGCATGTGTACAAGTCATAGCTCTTAACAGGTGTATCTGATGGTGGTATCATTGCCTTGACTTCATCAGGCAGTGTAGATGGAGACATAGACTCCTTGGTAATAATCTCTAGTACGTTACCCATAGCGTCACGTTTAGCACAGTAACGGTCAGGCCGGAATACTTTCATTCCACCTTCTTTGGGCATGTAGACAAGAGCATTACCAGTAACGATAAGTAGTTTAAGTGCCTCAAATACTGGCACACGGATAGACTTACCTTCAATCTCTTGCATTGCAGCACGTTCAATACGTGCAAGTCCCTCTTCTACTTGACCACGATTGTCACCTGCTAGTTGTTGCAGGTCAAAGTCATCAATGGTCAACCGAAAGAAGGGACTGTTAGGAGGTAGTAGGGCAAGCAATAGCTTTGATGCTAGGTTGTTTACACCTCTTGCTCCAATACCCTGATAGGGTGTGGCATAGATAGAAGAACTACTATGACCTTCCTCTGGTAAAAGAGTAGGAATAGTAAGCCTTGCTGCTTCTCGCCCTCGTTCTAGGAACGTATCTCGTTCACTTTCTAGTTGGCTGTAGCGTTTAGCTACTGTACCTACGTCTTGTTCCATCTGTTATTCCTTATACAATAATCTTGCTTTTGTATTTTTTCATACGCTCAGACTGTTCAACCGTAGGAGCAGATGAACTAGTATCAGGCATCATGTCAGTAGGTTCAGCCTGTAGCTCTTCATCATCGTCAGCATCTCTGCCTGTCAATTTTTTGACTTCACCTGTGTTCCAAGTTAAAGCACCCATAGTAATCTCCTACGTCTTAGGGATGTTAAGCCCTGATTTACCCTCACCAGCTACATTAGCGGCTGGTGCTTTTGCAATCAAAGCTCGTTTACCCTTACGCTTCTTTTTTATTTTTAAACCACCAGACTCAACTGCTGCTTCTACTTCTTCTGACTGTTCTCTAGGTGCTGCTGTTTGGGCAGCAGTACGTCCACCACCTTGATCGCCACGTCTGGTATATTTATTACTACCTGTTACGGTATCTACTAATTCTGTACCAGCTTTTGTAACTAATTTTTCCCCAGCTCTGGTAACTTTCTTTGTTGCCTTCTTCGCTCTTCTAAAAACACTTCTTGGTGAAAGCCATCCCATGTTAATCTCCTACGCTACAGGAATGTTAAGCCCTGATCCACCATCACCGCCTACGTTAGCAGCAGCAGTCTGTGTTACCAACGCTTTTTTACCTCTGCGTCTTTTATTCTGAACATCTCCTGTAGTATCTACAGTAGCTTCAGCTTCTTCACTAGAATCTCTAGCAGCAGCAGTTGCAGGTGCAGTTGCTGGCATAGAACTTGCAGCTTTTTTAGGCTTTTTAAAAACACCTGTAGCCATGCCTAGATTTTTAATAGCTCCGCCCATGTTACACCACCGTTGTTGTAGGAATTTGTAAGCCAGAACCAGTACTACCAGTCTGTGTTGATGTATCTATTACATCAGTGCGTAGCTTACGCTTACCTTTTTTCTTTTGAATTTGATCTGCTTCTAAACCCTGATCTGCTAGTTCAATGTCTGGTGTTTTAGCTACAGCAGTCACTGGTCTTGCAGGGGCTGGCATTGGCTTCGGAGGCTTTGGCCCACTAAATAGTCCACCCATAATTTATTCCCCATAATCTTCGTTGTAAATATCTGTTAGTTTTTTTACTACTGACTGTTGGCCTCTGAGAAAAGCTAATTCCTCAGAGGTTACTTGTTCATGTGGAAGTCTATCGGGATAAAGTTCCTGTAAAGCGTTTAGCAAAGCAGTAGTAATGTTTAATGAATATCCTAATACATTCATAGTAATTTCACTTTCGCTAATAGGTACGGTTTAGATGTCCACTAACTCACACGCACCTGCTGTACAGGCTAAGGTTTGGCTACCAGAAGTAGTGTCTTCCTTCTCATATAGGGATAAAGCAGTCCAGTCAATAGACTCAGGCATCTGTTGCTTGAGTTCTTTATACTGCTCTTCATCAATGTCCTGATAGGGAGCCTGTGCGTAGCTATGGTCACTATGAGGTAGGAAAGAAATACCTGAGCAGATGTCAAAGTTCTCATACACCCATGCACCTACTGCCATCCACTCTGCATCTTTGACTGTGATAGTCACTGATGGTTTGTGTTCACACCAGTTAAGTGCGTAGTTCTTCCATAGTTCTAGCTGCTCTAATGCAGTCATATCATTACGAGTAACAGCACCAGATGGTGACTTAGTAGGGAAGCTAAACACTGTAGTAGAGTCAGGCTTCATCACGCATGGTTCAGCAGGGATACCACTGTCCTTCATAAACTGTGTCAATGGGTCTTTGTTGTCACCACGTACAGTACGAATGTAGTAAGCACTATGCCGTGCATGAATACCAGAAGCTGTATCAGTTAGCTGCGACACTGTACCACTAGGTTTTACACAGGTTATAGCAGTAGAGGCAGTCACACCCAGCTTGTCAGCATAGATACGATTGACATCAATGGCCTGTGCTTTAAGCTCCTGTAGCCAGCGAGGGCTATCAACAGTCTTAGATAATACATTATTGTCCATGATACCTGTAAGGGAGACACCAAGCAGACGCTCTTCTTCAGTATTCTTCTGCCAAATCTTACGCAAGTATGGCATCTTAGTAAAGGTAGACTGTGCTGTACCAAGGATAGTAGCTAGGCGTACCTTGCGGCGTAGGCTTTCAAGGTCATCATACTCACGTACCACCACCTCTGTTAGATTACAGAACTGGTAAGGGCGTAGGATAATCTCAGAGCAAGGGTTAGTACCCCACTCATGTCCTGTCTCTCTGCGTCCGTTCATCTTAACGTGGTTGTCTGCTGCTGTACGTGAGAAGATACCACGCTCACCAGACTTAGACTCTACTAGTGAAAGCCACTCACGCATGAACCCTTCCATGTCAGGCTTGTCTGTGTAGGCTACAGAGTTGTTAGCCAATGCACGTTGACCCTCGTTCTCCCACCAACTACCAGACTTAGCATGTGCCATGCGTCCATCACTAAGGTTAGACAGGCTAATCATAGCTGAACGGCGTACACCACCCACTACCACAACCTCACCAATCTTACACATGATGTCGTGACACTCAATGCTGGTTAGCTTACGTCCTGCTGCACCCTTGAACTTAGCCACAACAAACTTGAACAAGTCATCAAGTGGCTCAGGTCCACTAGCTCTACCACCAAAGGTCTTTAGCCTTGTACCTGCTGGACGGATAGCAGACAAGTCCCACTTAGGGATGTCACCTGAGTACAAATGAGATAGCAGCTTGTGTAGTGCCTTAGCCCATCCTTCTTTACTGTCCTTAACTGCAATGATATCATCACTGATATCTAGTGCATCAGGTACATCAGGCAGCTTGGCAATAGACTGACGCTCCACTGAGAAGCCTACACCTGTACCACACAGTAAGATGAACATAGCTTCATCAAAGGCACGGATGTGATCCACTGGTAAGTAGCTACAGTTGTAGATGCAGGTGTTGTCACGATCTGCTGCTACACCTGCTGTCATCAATGCCCTCATAGAAGGCATGACCTCAAGGTTGATGATAGCTTCTTCAATATCTTCTAGGTCTTTAGCTGCTAGACCAGTGGTAGCAATGTAGTTGATGTATCGCTGCACTGTCTCAGGCCATGTCTCTCGCCTGTTCTCTTCTTCAAGCCATCGTGCATACCGACTAGTAGCAATGAAAGTCTGGTAGTCTGTTGGTAGGTAGTTACTTCTCATCGGTTGTCACCCTCTCCGTGTAGTGTATTATTCTGTTGTCGTTTCTTTAATTTCTCTGCGTTCATCTCTGCGATAGTCTGTAGTGACAAGCCACAGTCATGTGCTAGTGCAGCCAGCATCCATAGTACATCACCCATCTCTGCTGCAATAGCTTGCTTCTGATCCTGCATTGGTATCTCATCACGCATCATCTTAGCAATCTTACCTGCTACCTCACCTGCTTCCTCAGCTAGACCAAGGGCAGGGTATGAGATTGCATATGTCTTAGGGTATACTGCTGTTTTCAATGCACCAATCTGGTACTCATAAAAGTTCATCATTCCTCACCTACCTCTTCACCATCACTCTTTATTACATGCACACTATCTACATAGTTAAACCCTGCACTCTGTAAGAATGATTTGAAATGGTAGAGGTAGTCATGTAGATCACCCTCAGTTACAAACATCTGATGAGAGCTTGTTGTTTTATTGCCGTCCTCATCGTAAGTCTCTGCTGTGAACTTTACAATGTCTGGATGTAGTTCATTACTCATTACCAATTCTTCCCCTTAGTCTTTTCCATTAACTCAATCATCTTATCTAGATACCACTTAGCCTTCTCAGCATCCTGAATAGGATTACCCTTCTTGAATAAGCGTGAACCTGTATACTTGATGACGTTACCATGACAGTAGCTGATAGCTTCCCATTCACCTAACACATCTACAATGTAGTCAATGGTTTCAATACCACCATCAGCGTAGTGAGCAGGACTGTTCACCATGTCTTGCTGCTTCATGTACTCTTCATGTCTTAGGGTGTCCATAAGTATACCTCACCTGTCTCTGTGTTGTACTCACCATCACGTAGGATACGTGCTAGCCTTGCGTTCTCTAGTGCTACTTCTTCAGATAAACCTTTACTCTTAAACGCAGCAACCACTGTATCCCACGTACAACCTGACGATAGCAGCTTGTTAGCAGTAACTGCACCCACTGAAGGACATCCCTTGTAGTTGTCAGTGCTGTCTCCAATAAGAGTTTGATAGTAAAACTGGTAGTCAGCTTCTGCTTTAGTAATCTCAACCACTTCCCCATTGATCCAATGCTTCGCTGGTATAGTAAGCAGGTCTTTATCTTCAGACCAGATAATAGTATCTGTATTCTTAGTACCCAATATCCCCAAGACATCATCAGCCTCCAAGTTTCTATACATAATAGAGTTGTATTGTTTAGTCATGTATTCTTTAGCATAGCCAAGCAGCATAGGCTTACGTGTATCCTTACGATTAGCCTTGTAGTATGGTGCTACATCCTTACGGAAGTTATGCTTGTCAGTAAAAGCTACAATGCAATCCTGTACTGGTGCTTCAGTTGTTAGCTTTTCTATCTGATCGTCAATGCGTACCTCAACATCAGGCTCAAAGGAGTGCAGCGTCCACTGTCCATCACCCCAGTTTGTTGCTACCTCTGCTGAAGCAGCAGCCTTGTAAGCAATGATGTCACCATCAATAAGCAGTAGGGTCATCGTTTATCTCCTCATCCTTCTGAGCATTACGTAATATGCGTAGCCCTGTCTGTACCTGAATGTAGTCTAGGTATGCCTCAACAATCCACTTGATACTGAGACAAATACTGACGCTCAGGAATGAGCAGGTTAGTATTAGCTTCCATATAAAATCAAAGTCCATGCTGTATACACTCCTTTGCCTGTCCAACAGACATCTTAAACCATTCACCCCTACGTTCAGCTACCTTCTCAGCAGCCTTATGTGCAGCAGCCTCAGCCTTGCGTCTATCATCAGTAGACACAGAGTACATAAGCTTGTAGTCACGCATTGGACTACTGGTCTGATAACCATTTAGCCTATCTTCTGCATCAAGAGCCATGCCTATCTTTACCCACTCAGGCCAAGCACTATTAGTAATGATATAAACACTACCTTCTTTAACAGTGTTAATTAAGTTATGACTGTGTACGTCATCCCAAGATTTATACCTACCAGCTTTATGTAGTGGGTGCTTCTTGGAAACTTCTTTACCATTAACATACATTCTATTAGCATCACGTTTACGTACTGCTTCTGGATTATCCTTATAGAAAAAAGGTTTACCTGTCTTTGGATTAATGGGTGTCTGCCCAATTTCTTCCGTACTTGTACTCGCTGTCAAGTCTGCATCTGAACTTGAAGTGTTCTTCAACGTCCCGCATACACTTAAGAATAACTCGCCCTGCTTCATCTTCTTGTCCCTTCTTTACTACTACCTGAACTTCATCATGTACAAACGCTACGATCCTAGCATCTAGTCTTGCCTTCTTTAGTGCATCAGATACAAAGACGTACCACATCTTACATACTAATGCACCACTGGATTGAAGTAGTGTGTTCAAACTAGCATGGCTATGCCTTACTGGAATGATACGTCCATCCAATCCCTTGACCCAACCACGTTCATCTGCTGCTTTAGATACAGCATCCTTCAGTAACTTAAGGGCTGGTAGTTTCTTCAAGAACTTCTTCTTGATTGCTCTACCTTCCTTGGCTCCCTTGCCTATGATCTGACCTGTCTTCTCATCACCTGAACCATACAAGAATCCATAGATAAATGTCTTGGCTTGGTTACGTGAGTCCAGACCAGCAGCTAGTTGGTTGGCAGTATGGATGTCACCATTCAAGACCACATCAGCATATGCTCCATCGTCATAAGCAGCCATATAGTGAGCAAGACAGCGTAGCTCAAGACCGCTAGCATCAGCACCAAGTAGACTATACCCGCTAGGAGCGATGAATAGTTCTCTGCACTCCTTGCCATATGGCGCACCCACGCTTGGTATCTGCGCTGTGTTAGGATTGGAATGAGTACAACGAGAGGTGACAGCACCCATATGGTTGACACGTCCATGAATCTTCCCCTTCTTCTCAAGCTTTAGCCATGCTTGCTTACCTGTTGCAAGCTGACCTATACGTTTGTTAAGCATTAGGTATTCACTTAGTAGTTCAGCCTCTGGCATATCAATACCAGATAACACTGACTCATCTACCTTAGGCTCACCACTCTCAGTGAAAGCCTGAGGTTTCCAGCCTCGCTTCATTAGTCTGTCTGCAATCTGCATACGTGAGGCAGGGTTGAATGGGATAGTCTTTGTCTTAGTCTTAAGCTCTATGATAGTAGGCTCAAAGGTATCAACAAGCTGTTGTTCAATCACTGCCTTACGTCCAGCAATCTCAGCATGTAATGCCTGTGCTTTAGGAAGATCAAAGTCAAAGCCTGTTTCTTCCTGCTCTAGTAGTAGAGTGTGTACCCTAGTCTCTAAGTCCAATGCTTCTTTGCTAAAATTTTTTGCAATGATTTTGGCGTACAACTTAGCAGTGACTTGGGTATCTTGGATGCAATAGTCCAGCATCTCAGGGGTGTATGTTGCAAAGCTCTCGCTGCCACTATTGAAATCACCTTTTAATTCTCCTAGTCTAATGCCCCATGCCTTGAGTGAGTGACTGCCTATCATCTTAGAAGGGAAGTTGTTTCTCTTGTAAGATGTGAAGTCAATCTCTTTTAGGTGAGGCCAGATTGTTCTAGAGTATACCAACGTATCTACTAACTCACCAGTATAGGTGTAGTCGTGTAGCTTCTTCAGTACACGTAGGTCATAGTCAATGATGTTATGCCCAATGAGTAGTGTTACATTGTCATCAATAAACTTGAGTGCTTCGTGTGTCTGTGTTGGGTCAAAGGTATGCACCTCAGCAGTCTCTACATTCCTAAAGACATGACACCATATCTGTGTCACCTCATCAAGTAAGTTGTCTGCTTCTATATCCCATATGTATTTCATGTTGTGTCTCCGCACTAATTAAAACTCTGGTTCTACTTCGTCCTCTGTCCAGTATACTTCTTCCATACGTCCAGTATCAAGTAGGTATTCTAGGTTACAACAGACACCAGTGGAACCAGACCACCTGTTCTTTAGCACCCTAACCTGACTGACGTTAGGTCTGTCCTTATCCTGTTGGTTCCTTTCCAATCCAATAACGATGTCACTTAGCTGACCGATAGCAGCACTACCACGTAGCTGTGACATAGATGTTTGTGCGCCATCCTCATGTCCTCTGTCACCAGACGGACGCTTGAGGTGAGACACTAGTATCATACCACAGTTAAGTTCTTCAACAAGGGAACGTAGGGCTGTCATTGTATTGTCAATGATACGCCGTTCATCCCCACCCTCTAGTCCAGATACAACAATAGAGATGTGGTCAAGGATGATGTAGTCACAACCACAACCCCTAACAAGGTATCGTATCTTAGACAGTAGATTATCAGAGTCAGTTGAACCCCAATGATCGTAGAGATAGACAAGACCAGAGCCTACAGTAGCATCAAAGGCACTACGTAACTCTTCCTCAGGTATGTCAGTATACTGTAAGTGGATAGGCTTGTTCATCTCAATAGACATAAGACCTAGTGAGGTACGTTTGACGTTCTCCTCTAGTGCTATGTATCCAATGGTCTGACCATGCCTGATAAAACTATGAGCAAACTCTCTAGCTAACTGGCTCTTTCCGATACCACTACCAGCAGTAAGCGTAACGATCTCACCCTTACGACAACCACCTGTCATCTCTTGGATACCAGCGTAGGGATAAGGCACTGATGCCTTGTCATCCTGTTTGATAACCAAGTCCCACACATCAGTACCAGCTAGGATACCATCAGGTCTGTGGCTCTTGGCTGACCATACAGCATCAATCAGTTCCCTTGTGCGTCCAGCCTGTAGCATTTCACTAGCATCCTTGAGGGGTAGCGTAGCTATCTTAGCCTTGTTAGGTGGTAGGATACTAGCACAGTCACGTGCTGCCTTCTGTCCTACCTCATCACTGTCAAACATTAGGATGATACTATCGTAACCACATAGCCATTCGATCTGATTAGCGATAGCTTTCTTTGCACCTGCTGCACCTGAGGGTACGCTTACCACACTATACTTGTTGTCAAAACATTGACTGAGTGATAGCGCATCAAGCTCACCCTCAACAATGGTAATCATCTTACCCTTGTCACGGCACAGGTGTTGACCATACAGGCCAGCATCCTTTAGGTTTCCTATTACACTGAAGTCTTTGTTAGGAAAGCGTAGCTTCTGTGCTACCACTTCACCATCCTTGTTATAATAGCTGGCTACCTGTACTGACTTACCATGATAGTCAGCAATGCCATAGCCCCAATGCCTTGCAGTTCTCTGTGTAATCCTACGCTTGTTAAAGTCTACTGGCTCTGGCTGTAAGAACTCAGTAGTATTGTCAAACATCTTAGCTACATTCTGCATCTCCTCTCCTTCCGGTGGTGTGTACTTATTGCAAGAGAAACAGTAGTGATGACCATCAGTATAGAAAGCATTGGCATCACTACTGCCACAACTAGGGCAAGCCTCATGCCCAATCAGTTCACTACCCTCTTCCACCTAGCCCATTCCTTAGGGTATGTGCAGTGTTCTCTAGTCCGTGTACTATCTCCATGATTAGTTCATCATCATACTTGATGTCATCAGACAGCATAGCATATGCCATGTCGTGATAGTTAATAAACTCTGACAGTTCATGCTGGTCTACATAGACTGACACACTCAACCCATCTATATTAAACTCAGCGTTCATGTCTACTTCGGATACCCATTCTTCTTTGATGTCAATGACACTCATAACCACTCCTTAGGTATAGTTCCTTCTGCCCAGACAAAACCTTGACGGTCTGCCCACTCTCCGCAAGTCATCTTAGACCCATCCTTTCTTTTCTTAGCACCCTGTATTGTAGCCTTGGCGTTCTGAAAGACAAAGCGTACATCCAAGTCAGGATACTGTGCCTTCACTGCCTTCATCTTGCGCTGGCTATCCTGTCTAAGATAACCCTTCAGTTCTACAATCATATTACCAACTGCTAAGTCAGGGATGTAGTGACGCTCCACATGGTAGGCCAGTTTCTCTGGCTCGTATACATATGGAACGCCACGTTCATTCAAGTCTGAGATGACCCTTGCCTCAAAAGTCCCCTTTGTCATCGGCAGTATCTTCAGTCATCTCATCGTCAAAGGCATCGGCACTGTCATCCTTGGCTACTGCCTCAGCTACAAAGCCATCCTCTTCATCGAACATAGAAGATGGTGCGCCATACTCTACCAGTTCAATAACCTGTACACCCTTGAGCCGTAGCGATACACCAACCTGCTTGGTTGACTGCATCACATAAGGGAATGGTTCTACTGCCACCTTGATGACTGACCCATTACCCACTGCAATGTTGGATGGTAGTAGGTTCTTCTTAGCATCGTAGACAAAGACCTTCTGTTCCTTGACCACACCTGCCTTGGTTTTGATACGAGCCTTGAGCTTAGTCTTGAAGATCAGGTTGCCAGTTGGATTACCCTCATCATCAATCTGTGGTTCTGCTGCTGGACGCTTGGACAGGGTAGCCTTAAGTTGTGGCTTCTCCTTGACAGCCTTAGCAAACTCCATGTCAATGAGTTTCTCTAGCTGTTCACAAACAATAGCTGCTTCTGCCTCTGGTACAATTACCTGTGCAGAGTATTCACCTTCGGGTACAAAGCGTGTGTCTGGTTCAAACACCTTTGCCCACATTGCATTGCCTTTAATAATCATATTCAATCTCCTGTGATTGGTTAGTTAGGCTAGAGGTACGGTTTAGAACTATGCAAAAAAGTATTGTGATTTCAATATCTTATTCAGGTCTAACATACCCCTGCTTGGTGGTTGCGGTACATCTTCAGTACCTAGTACTACAGTAGCATGATCTCTTAACTCTGTCAACACATCATGTTCTGTATACATCTTTACAAATTCTTCTCTTAGTATTTCAGACAGCCTTGGCATGTCGCAACTGTGTGTACCATAACTGTCGTGTACCATAGCAAAGTTGTTGATGCCCTCTCTCTTGCTGCTGTTGATAGTCTTAGTCATAGCTGATGCGTCCATGCTATGAATAAAGTTAGGGCTAGCACCTGATGCTGTACGTCTTGGGCTAACCTCGTTTGGTTTATCCTTGTTAAAGATTAACTGGATTGTGTTGCCATTGATTAGCGTCTCAATCTTTTTCTTTCTTACCTCGTTGTAGTTCTGCATGACTAGCCAGTTGGTAGGTGTTACCCATTCCATGTGCTTGTTGTGTTCAGCATAGATAGCACCAACATCCTTGATGTAGTCCATGACCTGTCGTGCTGACTGGATCACGCTATTGATTGCTTCCCATACATGACTAGCTAACATGCTACTAGCCATGAACATATCATCGCCAAAGATATTAGGCTCACCCTTCTCTATCCTTTCCTGCATAGTTTCGTAGATGTAGCTACGACATGAGTGCAGTGTGCCTGAGTATGGTACAATCATTACTGGTCTTTTGGTTAGTGTACGATTGAGTCCGAACTCCATAATTTTTTTGGCAATTTTGTCACCGTCATTAGCTAGCTGTCCAATGGTAGTAGCTGCTGCTTGTGCTACCTCTGAATAGATATCCTGTGGTAGATCAGATGGTATCAGGTTAGTAGCCTTACCACCCTGCTCATCCTGTAAGATAGCAGACAGATGTTGCAGTCCATTACAGCTACCATCAGCAGACGTAGGTAGGTGTGACATGAAACCCCACCCTTCCTTGACCAGACCAGCGAACTCAATACACCAGCCTAAGAATTGCCAAGGCTTGTCAGCATCAAGCCACCATGTGTTATCATATGGGTTGTCTGCTACACGTTTGACTTCATCAGCATTGTCCCATGCCCATGACTCACGCTGGTCTAGTGTGATCTTGTCGTTACCATACAGGTTAGCACCATGAATACACAACCACCTAGCATCATGCCAGTTATTGATAGGCTTGCCAATGCTAAAGGTTAGTAGTGACTTACTCCAATCAGCAGACTGAGGTGACATGAACGTGCTGCTTGCATACTTGCGAGAACGAAAGTCATTCTGCCATACATAATAGAACTCATCGTATTGTGCATAAGACAAACCCATCTGAAT